TCAATGTGGCTGCTTACACAGGTATGCGACAAGGTGAGCTGTTAAAGATACGTAAGAAGGACATTGATCTTGTATCCAATCGGATACATGTTGGTGGTGTACCTAATCAAATGACTAAAGCCAAGAACTGGAGAGCTATCCCTATTCATGAATCAATCATGAACATAGTGGTAACTAGATGTTCAGAGGCCAACAGGTCTGATGTTCAGTTATTCGGTGACGAATGGCGAGACAAAGATCAACTCTTACGTGCTTTCAAAAAGGTCAACAAACTATTACCTAAGGATGAAGCCTATGTCTTCCACACCTTACGACACAGTTACGCAACATGGCTCGCTGAAGCTGGAGTCCCTATCAGGTCCATCATGGCGCTGTGTGGACACAAGCGAATCGAGACGACTTTACGATATGCAAAGGCTACAGATGCAGCACTCACGGACGCGATGGCTGCTATCTGAGCGCGACTAATGGTCGCTCTGCTAGGCTCTTTCAGTTCCGAAGCACAGAGATTCTCAATGAGTCTCATCGCTGGAATCCACACGCGGATGTGGCGGAATTGGTAGACGCGCTAGTTTCAGGTTCCTGAGCGAATCCTGAACGCTGACGTATATATGCAGGATAAACACCTGCTACGTCAGTCATACCAACGTGTACACTCCGGTATGATAGTAATCACCGGATCTAGCGAGGAATACTTATTGGCAACACCATCACAGATTGATGAGCAAGTTCAATTCGAGCGTGATGCAATACGTCATGGACTCGAACGTTTACGTAAAAATACTAGAGATCTTGAAAGCAAAACATATGCATCAGCAACAGTTTATGGATGCAGCAGTATTACAACTCTTCTTCCTTTAGTCATCAAGCGTATCGAGGATACCAATAAGCGCATACGTGAAGGTTGTATTGGCAAGTCATTTAAAGAGATTCATCAATACCTTGAGCCTATCGATGCTGGTGCCGCTGCTGCTATTGCACTGAAGATTACCTTCGACAAGGTATTTGCTCAAAGAGATAAAAGCAATAAGTTGGTAACTATATGCGAAGCTATTGGTCTTGCTGTTGAACAAGAAGCGCAGATGCAATTCTATGAGAATAATTGCCCTGGTTTGCTAGCTGTTCTTAAAAAGAATTACTGGCACAACACAACAGGAACACAGCAGAAGTTTGTCGTCATACGTACACTCATTCAACGTTATGACGTTCCGCAATGGACTAAATGGGCTGCTGATATACGTGTAAAGCTTGGTGGCTGGCTGCTTGATTGCATCATGGCATCTAGTGGTTGGTTTATGAAGATAGATAACAGAAAAGGATGGCGAAGCGAAGTATGTATTGAACCGACTCCCGAGTTCATAAAGATCAAAGACGAGGTAATGGCTAACGCTGAGCTGTTCAGTCCTATTGCCTATCCAATGCTAATTGAGCCTAATGACTGGACCAATGAAAGGCAAGGCGGTTACCTGTTGAACGAGGTAATGCGTGGTCACGACATGGTTCGACGCGGTATGGACCCTATACAGGGAGAAACACCGATCCAATTCTTGAACAAGATTCAAAAGGTTGGATACAAACTAAATACACTCATTGTCGATGTTGCTGAAACATTGATGGAGAGAGGATATGTAGTTGGTAAGTTTGTCCCTATCGTAGAGATACCTCTACCACCTAAGCCTGCTGATATTGCTGAGAACTATGACTCACGCAAACAATACAGGCGTGATGCTGCAGAGGTAATGAACCTCAATGCTGCATCATTCAAGAAGTCATGTAGAACACGCATGACAATGGAAGCAGTAAGAATGTTCAAGGACAAGAAGGAGTTCTTCATCCCGTGGTCATTTGACTATCGTGGACGTGCCTATCCCATCCCTGCTTTCCTAACACCTCAAGATACTGACTTTGGTAAATCATTACTGAAGTTCAGTGAGGAAGCATTCATGACGCCAGAAGCTGAGGAATGGTTAGCTTTCCAAGTTGCAACTACTTATGGGCTTGATAAAGCACCTATACACGAACGTATAGATTGGGTGCAAAAGAATGATGCGGTGATTTCTGCGGTCGCTCAAGATCCCATAGGTAACTTGTCAATTTGGGAAGCAGCTGAAGAGCCTTGGCAATTCCTGGCTGCATGTGATGAATACCACCATTGTGTCATTAACTGTGATCGAAATTACACTTCTCTGCCAGTTGCAACTGATGCCACCTGCAGTGGTCTACAAATACTCGCCGGACTATGCCGAGACGCAAGAACTGCAAGTCTTGTCAATGTCTTGCCAGGAGAAAGACCCGCAGATGCCTACGCAGTCGTCGCCGAGCACGCTAAACCAAACGTCCCTGAGTCTATAAGACCTTACATGGACAGAAAGACGGTCAAAAGGGTCGTTATGACTGTTCCATACAATGCCAAACCTCATAGCAATCGTGGATATATCCGTGATGCTTTGAAGGAGAAAGGTATTGAGGTTAGTAAGGACGACCTGACTGCAACTGTTAAAGCCGTCAGGAATGCCATGGATGAGGTTGTACCTGGTCCTATGGCAGCAATGAAATGGATTGAGACTGAAGTTGGTAAAGCTATCAAGCGAGGAGCTACACATCTTGAGTGGGTAACACCATCAGGATTCATTGTTACTCAGAAACTAAACAAGAAATTAGTTGAAAAAGTGACACTGCAGTTGCTTGGCAAAGTACAGATAACCGTTGCCACAGATGATAGCGACAAGGTTGATCTTGGTCATCACAAGAACGCTACAGCACCTAACTTAATCCACTCCTTAGATGCATCCCTTCTACACCTATCTGCATTACGCTTCGACGCTCCGATTTCCCTCATACACGACTCGGTTTTATGTCGTGCTACTGATATGGGTACTCTTTCATCCATCGTACGTCAGGTATATATGCACTTATTCGCTGAGAATTCCTATTTGGAATCTTGGGCTACACAAATAGGTGCTGAAACAAAACCACCGATTATTGGAGACCTTGCACCGGAATCCGTAATTGAATCCACTTATTTTTTCTGCTAAATGCCACGCAACATTATTAAAACTGAACAGCCTGTCATCCTCGAAGGTTTTCAAGCTGTACTTAAGCCGAGTAAATTTGGTTATTCTCTTGCTACTACTGTTAGTCAAGATGTAATTGATACACTCGAAGATGATCGGATTGAAACCCTTAAATGGTGTGAATCCAAATTGAAGAATCCTAAGCGCAGTGTATGTAAGCCTGAGCCATGGGAGGAGGTATCCAATGGACAATACAAGGTCAAGTTCTCATGGAATGAGACCAACAAGCCACCTATTGTTGACACTGAAGGAACTCCAGTTACAGACGAGTCAACACCTCTATATTCTGGGTCAAAGGTCAAGGTCGCGTTCTATCAGAAGCCATACATTCTCAAGGATGGCACTACTTATGGCACTTCACTTAAACTTGTGGGTGTGCAGATTGTGTCTCTCAACTCTGAAGCAGGAGTTGACACAGGAGACATGAGTACAGACGATGTTGCTGCATTGTTTGGCAACACACAAGGCTATAAAGCAGCTGATCCAAATGTAACTTCTACTGAAGAATCAAATGACTCTGACTTCTGAAGATCAAGGACGCTTGAACTTATTCGCAAAAGAACCACCAATGAAAATTATGGACATCACTGAAACACACAATGAAAAGGCTGAAAAGCTTAATGGACGCTTGGCTATGCTTGGTATGGTCGCGGCACTGGGTGCATACGCCTTTACCGGCCAGCTCATTCCTGGGATCTGGTAATGGCTTTTCGGTCAGGACTAGAGGAGAAAGTCGCTGATCTGATGGTTGACTTGGGAATTGAATATGAATATGAATCAAAACAAATTCCCTACACGATTGAGCATATTTACACTCCTGATTTTCTTCTGCCTAACGGCATCTATCTTGAGTGCAAAGGGTACTGGGAGGCTGAGGATCGTCGGAAGATTAAAGCCGTCAAACAGCAGCATCCAGAGATCGATCTAAGGATGGTCTTTCAAGCACCCTTTAATACCATTAGTAAAAAATCTAAGACTACGTACGCACGATGGTGCGAGAAAAATGAAATACTATGGGCCAGCTTCGGAAACATTCCAGGAGAATGGTTCCTCTGAGTTTATAAGACATGAAGCATGTCCTAGCTGTGGCTCATCTGACGGCTTAGCTGTCTATACAGATGAGCACACTTTTTGCTTTGTTTGTCAGGAATGGTCTCCCGGCAACGATACTGTTGTTACTAAAAAAAGCGTTATGACCACCCATTACAAAGGTGTCGCCACCCGTTTGGATAAACGCGGACTTAGTGAAGCAACCTGTGAAAGGTTTAAGATTTACCGAGATGGTGATACCTTACGATTCCATTATCACAATGAAGATGGACGACTTATTGGTGCAAAAACACGCACCCTAAATAAAGTCTTCTCCTATGAAGGTGAGACTGATGGACGATTCTTCGGTCAGCATCTCTGTCGTGGACATGGCAAGAGAATTGTAATTACTGAAGGAGAACTAGATGCAGCTACCTATGGTCAAATACGACCAACATGGGATGTTGTATCACTACCTAATGGAGCAACCAGTGCAAGAAAATCAGTACAAAAGAACTTCGAGTTTCTTCAAAATTATGAAGAAATTCTCCTTTGGTTTGACAATGATGAGCCAGGCTGTGATGCGTCTAAAGCAGCAGCTGGTGTCTTACCACCTGGTAAGGTTTCCATCGCAAAATTAGAGGCTTATAAAGACCTCTCAGACGCATTACAAGCAGGAGATTATGCTGCAATAGATGATGCGTTTAACAGCAGGTCATTTTACAGACCTGACGGAATTGTAGAAGGCAAAAGTCTTCTAAACGAAATTACTACACCTAATCCACCTAACGATCATGACTATCCATTCGACGGTCTTCAAAGACTTACACACGGGATCAGGTATGGAGAGCTTGTTACAATCACTGCGGGATCTGGTATTGGCAAGTCCAGCTTCTGTCGTGAACTTGCAACTTCTCTACTTAAAAGAGGAGAACGAGTTGGTTACTTGGCTCTTGAGGAGTCAAATAGGAGAACCGCTTTAGGCTTGATGTCTTCTGCGATAGGTAAAGCATTACATCTAGGAGAACCTACACATGAAGAACTTACGGAAGCGTTCGATTCTACGATGGTTGATTGGAATCTCTATTTGTTTGATGGCTTCGGCTCCTACGATCCTGATGTTATATATAGTCGCATTGAGTATCTTGCTCAGGGTCTAGATTGCCGAGTCATATTTCTTGATCACCTATCCATTTTGTTGTCTGGTCTCGAAGGAGATGAGCGACGAATGATTGATGCAACCATGACAAAACTAAGGTCATTGGTTGAACGTACTGGAATTGCCCTGTTCCTTGTATCACACTTACGTCGCTCAGGAGGCGACAAAAATCATGAAGAAGGAGCACGAGTCACACTCGGTCAATTGCGAGGATCTGCTGCTATTGCTCAACTCAGCGATAGTGTCATTGGATTGGAGAGAGATCAACAGTCCGACAAAGATGGAAGTTCTACGACAGTTAGAGTCCTTAAAAATCGTTATTCAGGCGAAACTGGCGTAGCCTGTACACTCGCGTATGATTTAGAAACTTGTAAGTTTAATGAAACAGAACCAGAAGAAGAATTTAACCCATCAACAGATTTCTGAGTACATAGAGATGAACAAACACTTTGAAGAAGAAGGTCTAGCTTTTCGTATTGCTGTGCCTGAATTAAACAAACCTAAACCACCTACTGAGGAGGCTATCAAGCGAGCACAGTTCGTTGATAAGACTTACGTATGGGCAGGGAAGTGAGTCTTGTTTTTGATTTAGAGACTAATGGGTTTCTAAAAGATGTATCTACTGTTCACTGTCTAGCTATTCATGATCTCGATACTGAGAAAACTATCACATACAACGACACGGGTTCTCAGGAGCCTGTTGTACGTGGGATACAACGACTCCAGGATGCTGATCTGGTTATCGGGCACAACATTATTGGCTACGATCTTCCTGTTATTCGGAAGCTTTACGGTTGGTTTAAGTCTCCTGGTATCACTATTGATACTTTACTTTTATCTAGGTTATACCATCCGGATATGATCAAGGTAGACAAGAAACATAATTGGAAGCATATGCCGTTGAAGTTATACGGCAGACATTCTTTAGAGTCCTACGGTTACAGATTAGGTGAATTTAAAGGTTCGTTCGGTGCCAGTTCTGATTGGAAAGACTGGTCACAAGAAATGGAAGATTACTGCATACAAGATGTACACGTCACCACCAAACTTTGGAAACACTTTACACCATACCTGAATGGATCTCGTTAGAACATCGAGTTCAGGAAATACTTACTCAACAGGAGATACATGGCTGGCGATTTGATGAACCTGCTGCATGGAAACTTACATCGACTCTCGAACAAGAACTTCGAGACACTCAAGAGATACTTCGACGGCGACACCCTTACGTTAGAGGAGGAGAATTCACTCCGAAACGAGATAACCGCACACAGGGATATGTCAAGGGTGCACCCATTACTCGACTGAAAGAATTTAATCCAACCTCAAGAGATCACATTGCATGGATATTGCAAACATACTATGGCTGGATTCCGACCCAGCTGACAACTACTGGGAAACCTATCATCGACGAAGTGATTCTGAAAGAGATAGGGTCAGAGATTTCTATGATGTTTCTGAGATGTTTGACGGTAACGAAAATGCTTGGTCAAGTCTCTCAAGGCGCGAACGCTTGGCTGAAGCTATGTACGACTAATGGCAGATTACATCACCATTGTAGTGTATCTACTAATACCCATCGTTGTGCTCATCGTAATCCAAACCTCGCCCAAGTAAATTCTGATGAAAGATTTCGACGACTCTTTATTCCGAGCGAAGGTCTCACTATGGTCGGCGCTGACTTGTCTGGGATTGAGCTTCGTATGCTCGCTCATTACCTTGCTCGTTATGACGGAGGGAGATACGCGAAGTTATTACTTGAAGATGACATCCACCAAGTCAATGCCGACAAAATTGGAATTTCAAGGCGACAAGTAAAAACCGTAAGCTATGCAATGCTGTATGGAGCAGGTGATGAAAAAATAGGACATTCTTATGACCCACAACTATCAACATCAGCTGCCAAACGCAAAGGTAAAGAGATTAGATCTGCATATGTGGAAGCTATTGAAGGACTCGGTGAACTCTTGGAAGCAATTAAGAAAGTTGCGGAACAAGGCTCCATACGATCTCTCGATGGAAGAAAAATTGTGGTTGATTCACCTCACAAGGCATTAAATTTCTTGCTTCAGAGCGGAGCCGCCACGATCGCTAAACGATGGATGGTGATCAATCAAGACCACATAAAAGAACTAAAGCTTTGCTGTAGTCAGTTGGCTTTTGTACACGACGAATTACAATTTGAAGTAGAACCAAAACATGTCGAAGATTTATGTTCATCCTTGGTACTTAGCGCTATCGAGGCTGGAGAATACTACAACTTACGGATTAAAATCGAAGCAGAAGCAGTGCAAGGAGATAACTGGAGTACTACCCATTAAACCACTAAATGAAACTACTAATAGATGCTGATTACATCGTATATAAATGCTGTGCATCAGCAGAATACGACATTGATTATGGTGATGATGTAATTGTAGTTGGAAGTTCATTCAAGGAAGCCTATGGCAATACTATCCGTGAATTGAACAAAATTAAAAACCAATACTTTGATGGAGAACTAATCCTATTCTTTAGTGACTCTATCAACTTCCGTAAAATGGTTGATCCTGACTACAAGGGTCATCGTAACAGGAAGAAGCCATGCGGCTATAAGCGAGTAATAAACAAGCTTGCTGACAACTATCCATTAATCAGGATGCCTACCTTAGAAGCAGACGATGCCATGGGTATTTATGCAACATCGAATGATGACTGCATTATTGTATCTCCTGATAAGGATATGAAACAGATACCTGGTACGTTGTACAATCTAACTGAAACCTTCACTATTACTGAGCAAGAAGGATGGGAATGGTTCCTGATCCAAACACTTGCAGGTGACTCTACTGATGGTTACTCAGGAGCACCCGGCTACGGCATAAAAACTAGCGCAAAATTTTTTGCTGATAATGGATACACTTGGAATAGTGTTGTCAAAGCATTCAAACAAAAAGG